GATCAAAATCCGAGTCTTCAACATATTTATTGAGAATTGTTATCGTGTCTTCGATCTTCTCACCATCAAAATCAACATCGTCATCGTTGACTTCAAAATTTTCTACTATCTTAAGATCATGAATACCCGACTTGTAAACCTTGTCGATAAACTTATCGAACATTAACGGATCGGACTTCTTTCTTACCACTACCTTTACGATTTTGTCTTTAAGATTTCTAGTATCAAAAAGTTTTGCATTCTGATCTTCGTAATAGATTCTTTCAAAGATAGTATATGGATTCTGAACAAACTCTAAACTAAAATCTTCAGTGTCAAAGAAGTTGAATCCTCTCTTATCATCCACATCATTCCAGAACAACTGATAGGGATTACCGATATAAAAGATCTTTCCGTCATTTGATCTGGTGTGATAATGACCAGAACAAGTGATTCTGAACTTTTGGAACATGTCTACACTCATACCATGTTGTTGAACATGCCCAGGATATGTAGAAAATCCATTGAGTTCTAGGTGACCAAATGCAGCCTTTGCTTTGGTTTTCGCGATTTTTTCTTGCGTCTCTTCAAAATTTTCTTGAGAGATCCAAGGAACCATGAACGCTTTGAATCCGTCAATGTTATACTCACCAGGACCAGAGATGGGAATAACATTATCGTATTCGGACAGAAGAGAATCAATCGAGTTGACCTCATTCGTGTTTTTATAATATGCATCATGATTACCAACTAATTGGTAAACAGTGACACCCAGATCTTTGAATCTGTCATATACATTTTCTTTTGCCCAGTTGAGACACCAAAAGTCAACAGACTTTCTACTATCAAATGCATCACCAAGATGAATACAGTTTTTGATATTACGTTTCTCTAGTTCTGGAAAAAAGATGTCTTCATAAAATTTTCTAAAATACTCATGGAAGTTTTTACTTCCTTTACGTCCACCGTAATGAGTATCAGTGATCAGTGCAATAGAACTCATTGATACATCTTTGTTTGAATAGCATCCTTAATAGAATTATACTCTGCAGAATTATAATTGTCACCATCTACTGTGAACACTTCGTCGTAACCAGACCTCTCAATGATTTTGGTACGGATCTCCATTTGTTTTTTCTCCTTCTGGATTCTACGGAGAAACGCATAATGAATGATCTGCGTAAAGTAAGCAAAAGGATTCGAGGATTTCTCAGGATTAAAATTATGAATGTACTGAACGCAATTTTCGATTCCATCACAGATCATGTCCTCACGGAACATATAATTGACAAAGTTTGGTTTGTAAGACAGGTGGGTAGCGATCTTCAAGAAACACTCACCAAGGTAATTAGTAATACGTGGTTTCGGTTCACCTTTCTCTGCAGCCTCTGCAACATCGTTCTTATACTTAACGATTGCTTCTAGAAACTCTTTGTTATTAACGTAATGTTCTGATCTCTTGCGTTTTTGCATCTCATGGGTCCTTTGTTAATGTTTAGATTGTAACACAAAGTCGAGCTGTTGACAACACCCTAAGATATTGTGTACAATGACTCTGTGGAGTTTCAAAGATCAGCTTTCTTTTTATAAAGCTTTTCAAACATTATTCTTGCTTCGGATACTTTTGAAACATATCCAACAACTTCAGTAGTATCTTGAGCCCCTTCAGTTGGACTCTTTTTATCCTTTTGTCTGATGAACTTGTGGTACATCTGAATAGACTCTTGACTTTTCACTTCACTGATAGTCATTACTCTATCCATATTTAAAAGAAAACAGTCATCATCAGCAAACTTCAACCAAGGATCAATCTTATATCCTTGTACACCTCTTGAAGCAATAGTTATAACTTCTATCGTCACTGGATTATGAAGAACCAACATGGTTCTGTCTTCATGTTCCTCTGGAGAAACGATTGCAAATATCTCTTCTCCAGATATTAGTTTTATGACTGCATAGAAATCTTCTTCCATATTATTCTTTTAGATTTACTTGGATGAATTCATAATTGAATTGTTCTTCGTTGTATATTTTTACTCTTTCAATTAAGTGATTAAGAGTATAGTTTTTTCTATTCTGTTTTGTACAATCGTCAGCAATATCATATAAAACTGCTTGATTCTTACCATTTCCTTTTCTTAGAACCCTACCGATAGATTGTAGATTCCTGATTCTAGATTTGGATGGTGATGCAAAGATCACATTATGTAAGTTTTTAATATTAATTCCAGTTGAGAAAGTTCCGTAAGAGGCAACAATAATTGCATTATTTTCTTTTTCAGTAATCTCTCTTACAAGTTCTCTTTCTTCTGCATTCACTCCTCCGTGAACATAGAATACTTTTCTTCCTTTCTCCGCAGAACTATTTATCGCTTCGTAAAGAGGGAGTCCATGTGATTCAACCCTAGCAAATAATACTAAGGTATTTCCTTTTAGATCTAGTGCAAGATTCTTTACAAAGTTATTTCTTTTTTCATGTCCAATAATAAATTGAACTTCATCTTCAAATGTTTCAAACACTTGAGGATTGTGTCTCATGATAAGGATTTTAATTTGTAACTTAGACAAATGTCCTTTATCAATAAGTTCTTTTGTTTGAGTAACTTTATAAGATGGACCAAACAGTCCTTCCAATACCCACTTATGTGTTTGTGTTCCGTCTAGAGTTCCAGTAAAACCATATCTATACTTTGCATCTGCAAGTTTAGTCATGATACCCACTAAAGATTTTGATTTAAACTGGTGGGCCTCATCACCAATTACTACATCAAAACCATCAAAAAACTTTCTAGGTAGTTTGTAGATAGACTGCCAAGTAGTAATGACAACAGGGAACTCATTCGTCTTCTCACGTCCACTGTAGATGCGGTGGCAGAAGTCTTCAGCGTTCCAACCATAGTCCTCAAAGTCTTTATACATTTGTTCGACCAGGGACGTTGTAGGGACCACTAGGAGGATCTTTTTATTTCTCTCTGCAAAATACCTAACAACAGAATAAATCATCAAAGATTTGCCTGATGCAGTTGGTGAAATAAGTAGTTTGCGATTATACTTTAGTGCATCATATACTGCTTCAATTTGATAGTCTCTTGGTTTATACTTGGAGATTCTTGTCATGTAGTCTTTTACACCTTCATATGAGATCATCTCATTTTCTTCAAAAGGTGTTCCGTAGAATTTATTATCTTCAAACTCTACTTGGTAATCCCACTTGTTTGCCCATGAAACTACTTTATCTAAAAGTCCAACGTAGATCTCTCCAGTATGTGGGGAGAATAGTCGAATCTTTCCATCCCAATACTTACTCCGATACTGGGGCATAAACTTTGCACCTGGTACATCAAAAGTAAAGTGTTCAGAAAGTTCTTGAAATACGTGTGGTTCTGCCTTTAACTTTAGAAATACTTCGTTCTTTTTTCCAATTACAATATCAGTCATATCCTCTAATAAACTTTTGCCACTCAATCGCATTTTTAAGCTGATATGTTCTATTTAAGATAGTTTTAATAATGCTATCTAGATAGTCCAACATCATTTGATAGTAATCAATCTTAGTGAGACACTTGATAATATCTTCGTCTGCATCGAGATATTTGTCTAAGTCTCCTTTTAGAACTTTGTGGTCAAAAGGATATTCTGCATATACTTCTGGTTCTGCTCTACCAGTATAGTATTGCCATTTTTCTTTTTTTAAAATTTTATATTTGTTCTCTTGTGATTTCTTAAGAACAAGGATGTTATTATAAAGTTTGTAGTATTTTGAATGAAGACTCGGAATCTTTGTGGATTCTGAATGTAAATTATCATCATCGATCTTGGAATCTTGTTCCCAAAGATCTTGTATCATATCAAGATTCATACTTTTCAATGTCATAAAGATCATACTTAAATGTAGCCTCAGCAACTACATATTCCACATCAGTTGTAGCGGAATCAAAACTAACAGTTGTTAATGAAGTGGGGAAAAGTCCCCTAAAGTTTACTTTAGCATTAACTCTGAAGTTACTATTATATATCAACAAAGTTCCATCGGAGACATTAGGGTCTGCAGCAAGTTCGTCTCCATTGATCCAACTTTGATATTCTGCAATAGATTCTGGATATCCAAGACCTCTTATCCAGTTATGGATTTCCATATAGTTTTCAAGGTCTTCATCTACAATAAATCGAAGAACAAAATCTCCGTATTGTATTTTATCTCCTGGAACAGCACGGTCCTTAAGGTATGACGATTGAATCGCAACACCCATTCCAATCTCGGGAATGTTTGCAGCCTGTGCAAGGAAATCAACCTTCGGCGTTCTTGCTAAAGTAAATTTAAATCCAGTTGGGGCAAGAAAGTTTCTATTAGAAATTTGTCTTGCGAACGCAGAGAATGACATAGCGTTTTATCTTTATTTATTTGCATAAAAAAAGAGACCCGAAGGTCTCTGTATATCAACGGCGAAATCCACCTCTTGGCATTGGTCTTCCAAAGTCAAAATCATTGAATTCGGGCATTGGTGAGCAAGGGCGTTTCCTAGTACAACGTTTCTTTGGACGGTGAATGGTTCCAGGATTACCACCAGGTCCATTAGACCTCCAACCTTTTGCTTCTGCAACAGTACCTCCCGTGATGGATGCAAGAGTAGCAACCATTAGGGGAAGAACGAATAGTTTAGTCATTTCATTTAATGTAGAGGATATAGTTACCCATCCATAAAATGGGTAAGTGCGTCCTAACAAATTATATAGACATAAAAAAAGACCCCCCTTGCGGGAGGTCTGAAAGGACATGTTGGGCAACCAGCGCCACAACATCCAGAATCACATGAGGTTTGCGACCTTGACTCTTCTGTAGTAACGGTTTGCGTTGATGCGGAGTCTTCCGAGACCTGCGGTAGTTCCTTCTGCGAATGGGTTAGCAACAATACCGTAACGGGTCTTGAAGCCAATCTTGGGCTGGAAGGTGTCCTGACCGACGGCACGAACCATCTGGAGAGGAACATATGGGCAGTAGAAGAGACCTGCGTCGTATGCGCTAGAACCCTTATAACCAACAACGTAGTACTGATCAGCAGCAACGTTTGCAGCATAAGGATCGATGTAGACACGATACTTACCTTGGAGAACACCAGCGAAGGTGTTACCAGTGTCATCAACGTTAAGGTTAGCGTTGAGTGCAGGGGTGTAATCGAGTACACCAGCCATGGTTAGAGCGGAAGCAACGTCTGCGGAGCAGATGATGGTGTTGCCCTTTCCTCTACGAGTTCTTTGTGCGATTGCGTTGGCATCGCGCTCGATTTGGAACAGAAGACCCTTGAACTTCTCAACAGACCAACGACCGTTGGAGTCAACGTCGAGGTCGAAAGTACCTGCGGTTGCAACGTTTGCAGTTGCACCTTGCTCAGCAACCTTGTAGATGGTTCTGATGACTTCGCGGTTGATTTCAGCGAGGATCTCAGTTGACAGGATGTTTGCCAACTCAGCCTCAGCGTTCAGACCGTGAAT